CTGATACCGGTTGGGATCAACCAGCACAAGGTATTAAGTTTGGTGGAAAGGGTGTTACAACAGTATCATTAACTGGTGGTAAGAACTACGGTGGTCAATCTAATTTAACCACTGCTGGAGCAATGAAAGGAAGTCTCGGTGGTATAACTGCTGGATATGACTTATTTGAAGATAAGGATCAGTTTGATATTGATTTCTTACTCATGGGTTCTGCAAATTATCCAGAGCATGAAGCACAGGCAATAGCGAACAAACTTATCTCAATTGCTGAATTAAGAAAGGATGTTGTTGCATTCATCTCACCATACAGAGGAGCATTCTTAAATGACACAGCTGTTGGAACAGGAACAGTTAATTCAAATGCTGATATAACTGACAACGTTGTAGGATTCTATGCACCTGTTACATCTACAACATATGCGGTATTCGATAGTGGATACAAGTATATGTTTGATAGATTCACAGATACATTCAGATATGTCCCACTAAATGGTGACATCGCTGGAACTTGTGCAAGAAATGACATCAACAACTTCCCTTGGTTCTCACCAGCAGGGACAGCAAGAGGAGGAATCCTCAATGCAGTTAAACTTGCATATACACCAAATCAAACACAGAGAGACATTCTATACAGTAATAGAATTAACCCTGTAATCTTCTCACCCGGAGCTGGTATAGTTCTATTTGGTGATAAGACAGGATTTGGAAAAGCATCTGCATTTGATCGTATCAACGTACGTAGATTATTCATCTTCTTAGAAGAAGCAATATCTGCTGCAGCGAAAGATCAACTCTTTGAATTCAACGATGAGATCACAAGGACTAACTTTGTGAACATTGTCGAACCTTTCTTACGTGATGTACAATCCAAGAGAGGAATCTTTGATTTCAGAGTTGTTTGTGACGAAACAAATAACACTGCTGCCATCATAGATAATAATGAGTTCATTGCAGATATATTCATCAAACCTGCAAGATCGATTAACTTTATTGGTCTTACATTCGTTGCCACTAGAACTGGCATCTCGTTCGATGAAGTCATTGGAACTGTTTAATTAAAGGTATAAAGAAAAATGGCAACCCAATTTAACAGACCACCACTCAGAACGATCACCGACTTCAAGAGCAAAATGGCCGGTGGCGGTGCAAGACCGAATCTGTTCGAGGTGGAACTCGTCTTCCCAGATCCAATCGCGATTGAGAATGACGTAAAAGAAAAGTCAAGGTTCTTAGTTAAAGCAGCTCAGTTACCAGCATCTAACATCACACCAATTGATGTTAACTTCAGGGGTAGGATCCTGAAGATTGCTGGTGATAGAACCTTCGATACATGGACAGTCACCGTAATTAACGACGTTGACTTCTCTATCCGTTCCGCAATGGAAAAATGGATGAACTTTATAAACAAGATGGAAGATGCAACTGGAGCACAAGATCCAGCAGCATATCAACCAGATGCTTATGTTCATCAGTTAGACCGTGACGGATCTACACTTAGAACCTACAAGTTCCATGATGTATTCCCAACGAATATCGCAGCAATTGACCTCAGTTACGAAACTGTAGACAGTGTTGAAGAGTTCACCGTTGAGTTCCAAGTTCAGTGGTGGGAAGCAATCAAAGGCATCGGAGCTAACGCTGGCGGTGAGGCAATTAATTAAACTATTGAATTATTTGATAAATAGTGTATAATAGATTATAAAGACGTTATACAATGCCTAAACTTTTTGGTTTCTCTATTGACGATTCAGAAAAAAAACCTGATTCGATAGTCTCCCCTGTTCCTCCTAATAACGAGGACGGGGTTGACTATTTTATACAGTCTGGTTTTTATGGACAGTATGTTGATATAGAAGGAGTATACAGAACAGAATACGATTTAATTAAAAGATATCGTGAAATGGCCTTACACCCTGAGTGTGATAATGCCATTGAAGATGTTGTTAATGAAGCAATCGTTAGTGACCTGTACGATTCACCGATAGAAATAGAACTTTCTAATGTAAATGCAAGTGACAGTTTAAAAGATAAAATTCGTCATGAATTTAAACATTTAAAAGAAATCATGGACTTTGATAAAAAGTCTCATGAAATTTTCCGTAATTGGTATATTGATGGTAGAGTTTATTATATGAAAGTTATTGATGTTAAAAGACCTCAAGACGGAATACAGGAATTAAGATATATTGACCCGATGAAGATGAAATTCGTCAGGCAAGAAAAGAAAAATAAAAATGATAGAGGAAATCAAATAATTGATCTTAACAATACAAGAGATGTAGAAAAAGCATACTATCCAGATGTAGAAGAATATTACATATACACTCCTAAACCAAACTATCCTGTAGGTGTTTATTCACCACCGGGAGCTGGCAAATCAAAATCAATCAAGATTGCAAAGGATTCAATTGCATATGTAACTTCTGGATTATTTGATCGCAATAAGGGAACTTGTTTATCTTACTTACATAAGGCAATCAAAGCACTTAATCAATTAAGAATGATTGAGGATAGTCTTGTAATTTATAGATTATCAAGAGCACCAGAAAGAAGAATATTTTATATTGATGTTGGTAATCTTCCAAAGGTAAAAGCAGAACAATACTTAAAAGAAGTCATGTCTCGCTATCGTAATAAGTTAGTGTACAACGCACAAACTGGTGAGGTCAGAGATGATCGTAAGTTCATGTCAATGATGGAAGATTTCTGGTTGCCAAGAAGAGAAGGTGGTCGTGGAACAGAGATTACAACACTTCCCGGTGGCCAAAACTTAGGTGAACTATCAGATATTGAATATTTCCAGAAAAAATTATATCGTGCATTAGGAGTTCCAGAATCAAGAATCGCATCTGAAGGTGGATTTAATTTAGGACGTTCATCTGAGATACTAAGAGATGAACTTAAGTTCTCTAAATTTGTAGGAAGATTGCGTAAGAGATTTGGTAATATGTTTAATGATATGTTGAGAACTCAACTAATATTAAAAAATATAGTTTCACCAGAAGATTGGGATGAAATGAGTGATCATATTCAGTATGATTTCTTATATGATAATCAGTTTGCAGAACTCAAAGAATCTGAAATGATGAATGAAAGATTAGGTCTTGCAGCAACGATTGAACCATACATTGGAAAGTATTATTCTGCTGAATATTTGCGTAAGAAAATTCTTCGTCAAACTGACGCAGAAATCAAAGAAATTGATGAACAAATTGCCAGAGAAATTAAAGATGGAATTATTCCTGATCCAAATGCAGTTGATCCAATTACAGGTGCACCACTTGAAGGTGGGGGTGGAGATTTAGGTGATGTTCCAGTCGAAGATGATTTAGAAAAACAAGGTGCAGTAACAGATGCAGAACTTGCAAATGATACCAAAAAGGCAGAGATATAAATAAAATATATACCTATCATAAAATATGGACGACATTATTGACGCAATTGCGACTGATGCATCTCCTTCAGAGATTGCAAATAGTTTAAAAGATGTAATTTATCAAAAAGCTGCAGAGAGAGTAGAGGGTCTAAGACCAAATGCTTCTTCTTCAATTTTTGATGGTGAAACTGAAGATGAAAATGAGGTAGATACTGAACCACAAGAGGAAGAATAATGTCAAGAACTTTGATAAAAGGTACTGAGGCAGCATGTGGCACAAACGCTGCAGGTGCTTCTACATTTGGAAGTGCAACAGTAGTTCGCCTTGTTAATAATGGTGGAACTGCCAGATTAGTATCTGTTATTGATTCAGTTGGAGGATCTACAACAATTGGAACTTTTACCTTGCCCGGTAATACAGTTGAATTTGTTGAGAAAAAATCTACTGAAGCAATTTTTGCAGCAAACGCTGCTGTTTTAGGTGCAGCTGTAGGATATACAAATTAAGAACCATGAAACTAATCACAGAAGAAGTCTCAAAAGTTAAATTTATAACTGAGGGAAAAGGTGCCAAAAAGAAGATGTACATTGAAGGTGTTTTCTTACAAGGCGACCTAAAAAATCGTAATGGAAGAATGTATCCAATCAATACTCTTGCAAGAGAGGTTGGTAGATATAATGAGTCATTCGTTAAAAAAGGTAGAGCACTTGGTGAACTCGGACATCCCGAAGGCCCAACTGTGAACCTTGATCGAGTATCTCATAAGATAACATCACTTCGCCAAGAAGGTAAAAACTTTGTTGGTAAGGCACAACTTTTAGAAACACCTATGGGTAAGATTGCAAAATCTCTTATCTCAGAAGGCGTTACCCTCGGAGTCTCGTCTCGTGGTGTTGGTTCACTTAAAGAAGATCATGCATCTGGATGCAAAGTTGTTGGAGAAGATTTTATGTTAGCAACTGCTGCTGACATCGTTGCAGATCCATCAGCACCTGACGCATTTGTTTCTGGAATTATGGAAGGAAAGGAATGGGTTTGGGAAGGAGGAATTCTTCGTGAACAAAATGCAGCAAAAATTTCTAGGAAAATTAATACTTTAGTTGATCAAAACGCACTAGAGGAACATAAACTTGGATTATTTCAAGATTTCTTAGCAAATCTGTAACATTATAAATAAATATAGTTTTATTATTATCTAATAAATCTAAAAAAACAAACATGTCCGTTGGTCAAAATTTACAAGAAATGGAAAACGTAGTAACCAAAGGGGCAAAACCTGCTGATCCAATGCAGAAGGGATTGTCCATTTCAACTCCCGGTCAAGCAGCCGTTGAAGATTTAGGAGGGCCTACTCCTGAAAATTCAAAGCCTGATGATGACTCAAACAAGTTGAAAACACCCGGCACAACCTTAAAACAGGTAAAGGATATTGTGACTAAAGGTGCTAAGCCTGCAGATCCAATGCCAACGGGTATGAAAGAAGAGGAGAATGTCGAAGGCGA